GAATAACAGCGATTGCCGGCACTTGAACCGGCATACTTTGAGTTTATCTTCATCAACATTCATCCTCCAGGGCCTTGCCAATGGCTTTTATTTCATCAGGGGTTAAATCCTTAGAATTGTAGTTAAAGTTTGTATTTTCTACTTCCTGCTTGTCGCGCCATTTATTCCTTTGCCGGTTTTTTAACCAAAATATCGCTGCTGCGGTATCGGGCGGATATATCTTTCGTACCGGCACCCGTTCGATTGAAGAACCCATTCCTTGACCATCTGAAACAATCTTTATTTCTTCCGAATCATGCTCAAAGCCTATGGCCCGTTGATAAAGCCTATCCGCAACATTTGCATCCGCCAAAGTCTTTCCTCTTTTTATGGACTCAAAAAATTCGGGAAAATCTGTTTTCCAATTGTTTATCGTCTGTTCAGTAACCTCAAAAAAATCAGCTATTTCCTTGTCGGTAGCACCCAGCTTACACAGTTTTTCCACCTGTATGCAATACTCTTCTTTATATTCGGTAGGTCGTCCCGCCATTTATACTAAATTATTTAGCAATTCAAATTTAGCACAAAATCGGGTATTATCCTTTTGCCTTTGATTAGTTCTTCGATGGTGATGTTAAAGAACCTTGCCAGGGAAATAATACCGTTGTTTGTTGGAAAGGCGTTTCCTTGCTCGTATGCCTGATAGGTTTTGATATGAAGATTAAGCATATGGGCAACATATTGTTGTGTATGGCCGGCAGTGGCCCGTAATTCTTTCAGCCGGTCAGGTAGCGGGATTCTTTTATACTCAAAAGGTTTGCCAATAAACGCTATTTCAAAATCCGGGGATGGCGCCGCATCCCGTGCCGCCTTGTAAGTTTGAAAACGCGTTGCGTTGTTAATCAATCCTTCGAGCGTATAAAAGGCGTCGCGGAATTGAAGAAAGTATTTGAAACCACCTATTTCGGCGTATACTACAAATTGGCTCATAGGTTTGGAATTAATTTATTTTTTAGGCCGGGGATAATGCCGGCCGTGGGTTATTCTTTAGCTTTCAATGAATTAATTAACGTATCTATCGTTTGCGCATCGTAGTAGGTAATACATTTCTCATAGCCACAGTTGCCGCAATGGGCATATACAGTATGCTCATTCTTGCCCTAATTCTTTTTGCCAGTCATAGGGCTCGTCAATGTTTTTTATGTAGCCATGTTCCACCAGCTTTAAGATATTGTACCCATTATCGTACAATGTGCTGTTGTGTATTTTATCGCCTACTTTCCAGGAACCTTCTGGAAGTGGTTTTAGAACTCTGTAAATATGGATGTTACCAGAGGTATCAATAAATTCCTTTTCGTTTAGATTGTTATCCATTGCCTTCCTCCTTTTCCCATTCGAGGGCTCTTTCGGCTATATTGATTAAATCAGTCCATTCGGCATTGTCTTCACCCGTGTAGTGCGGATGAGCCTTAACTGATAGCACAAGACTTTTCAACGCCGTTTCCATCTTAGCGGCCTTTTCCTTCAGCGCATAAAAGTTAAGGTGCGCTTCGTCAAGGAATATGTTTAATTCTTCAATTTCTTTGGTGAGTTTTTCTTTTAGTACTGAGTAATTGTAAGTGTTGGATTCATCTAGCCATTCAACGTTAATGTGTTCGCATAATGCAATAAAACTTTGTTTTTCATCCATGCCTTTATACATAAAATGACGAGGGTTACCATAGCCGATCCCGCGAGCAAAGAATTCCATGCCATCTGAAGCGCAAGTGCAGATGTCCCGCATTGGCCCCAGTTTTTCATTATCATAACCGCTAAAGTAATTAACGAAACATATAGTGCGCTTATCGGCTTTTACCTGATCATATAACCGGTCATAGTCTCCCTTCACCCATACTGCTTGTTGGGCTTGTTTTAGGCGTAATTCGGCATATTCTTCCATTGCTTTAAATACGCCATTTTTAGTAATTACATAATTGCCGTGGGAAAGCAAAGTACTGTGCTTTCTTGCTATCTTCTTTTGTTAGCTCCTTATTTGCTTCCATATAAAAATGTTTTTATTGATATGTGGTTATGTGTAGAAATTTGCCTTCTTTAACCGGCATATAGATATCGCAAGTCATCATGCCTTCGTATAAAGATGTTGATCTTTGGTTGATGTAAACTTCCCCAATCCCAGCCCATTCCGGTTTATTAAAAGCAAAACCTTTAGCCTCTTTTGAAAATTTAATGAGCGAACCGGTACCCACCGTTTTTAAGATCAGCTTTAGGCTATTTACATACTCTTTACCTTTCATTTTTGCCACTACTTTCATTAGCCGGTAGTTTGAACGCCGGTTTTCTTCACGAATATGGTTTACGAATTTTTTCCAGTCTTCTTCAAACCAGAAATTTATATCAGCAGGTAAGGTGTTATTCTCCATTGGTTTATTTTTCGGTTAGCAGGTATTTGTTATTAATAACCTTAAAGCTCATGTTATCCTCTACGCAACGCCATACAAGGCCTTCCGCTTCTACCGCCGGGTTTAATACATCTTTTATCTCGCTTTCCTTTAAAATAGATTGCAGATCGTGGTTAAGAGTAGTTATTTTGTATTTAGGGCAATGCGGGATATTTAGCTTTAGGCAGACTTCAATAAATTCTTTTTGGTTCAATCGTTTCCCGGTAACATAAATATTGAACAAGCGAATGCTATCGCATTGCTGGTTGTGATGGTTTCCGTTAAACTTACCGATACATTCACCCTGCACAATAATATCGGCGGTTTCGAAGTGATCGACCAGCTTAAGCACTTCGTATTTGAAATCGGTGTTATTGAAAACGCGATACCAATCGTTCTTTTTGTCATGAAGTTCAAACCGACGGCTGCATATTCGGAATTTACTTTTGCCTAATACTTTATTATGAATGATGGTTATGCTGCTCCCATCAAGTTTATAACTTACTACAAACTCCTTGCCCGCATATTGAGTTAACACTTGCGGTATATTCTGTATCCTTTCTTCATCGGTAATACTTACCAAATGTTTCGGGAATGGAGAACGGCTTTTTCTTTGGAGGCCCGGGAGTGCCTTGAATAAGTAATTGTACTTAAAGATATACCATAGTTTTTTATACCAAACTTTTGGCATTCGCGGCTTTTCAAATCGTTCCGGGTTGTTATCTGGTTTCTCATATTTTTTCACACCGATTACATCCGTCACATCGTCGCCTTCCTTCCATTTACCGGGCGGTAGCGGCACAATAAGGCCCTGCGAAATTTGCTTTCTTAATTTGATTGTTCTTACCCGGTATTTTCTTCCCCTCAAAAAGTCGAAATAATCGGTTTCCGGTACCACTGTATCAATCTGAATATAGACGCATAGATCACCGATTTTATATTCTCCTTTCTTAATAACGACCTGCCATCCCAGAACATGAGCGGTTTCTATTGCGTCGGCCCCATCTATGGGTGTTACATTTAAAACTTTTTGTACGCTTGCTAAATTCATTTTATTTCCTCTCTTAATACTTTAGCCTTTCGGGTATAGCCCGATTTTTGGTAGTCCGCTATCCACTGTAATCTTTTCTGCGTTAGACCGGGTCCGTACGGCTGTAATCTGAAATGCCCCTTAACACCAAAGCCTTCGGTTCTGGATATGGTAGTGAAATATGTAGAATCCAACACGTTTACCTTCTGGTTGGTTTCGTTTACATACTTCACGCCTAAATGATGCTCACGCCGTTTGGCGTTGACGATCTTGTTTTCAACCTCAGCGTAGGTTAAGAATGTTTTAAAGAGCATTATTTCAGAAACCCACCACGCCAAATCCCGGCCATCATCTACGAAGCCTTTCCACACTATATCCATTATTTCATGTTCAACTTTGGTAAGCCATATAGACACATCCAGTGCAAAGCTGTCGTTTCTTGGCGTTTTGGTAAACATTACAATGAATGCTTCCAATCCATCCGTTGAACCGTTACCGTCACATTTTATCTTGTAGAATATAGTCTGCGTATGATGCGGCCATTGGAATATAAGCGTACCGGAATCATCGAGGGGAGTTTTAAGAACGATTTCTTTCAGCTTATTCCTTGATCTTGAAAAAGCATCATAAAACGGTCTGGTAACGTATTGAATATTTTTCCTGAAATGATCCGAAAAAGATGGTTCAGAAAACTGGTAAATCATGCCGTACATCAATTTCAAATCTTCCTCCCCTGTCATCGGTTTATTGTACTCGTCCGGCGTGTGCATCGGAAAGTCTTTCGGATTTTCCAAAAATGACAAAGCAGTATTGTTATAGTTAATCTTCATTCTCCCCTCCTTTTCCTTTCCGTTTCACAACTCCATACATATACCGGTGGCTTTAAAATATGCCCTCTGCAATCCATATGAGCTATACAGATGCCGTTTTTTACTATGGCTTGACCGTAGCGAGCCATACCGATACCTGGAACGCGTGTTGTGACATACATTACTTCATGGATGGTGTCGCCGTGTAAGTCTTGTAGCTGCACCTGCAGGTTATGCACCGGATGGCAGGCGGCAAAGAGTATTATGAGGGTTATGAGGTGTTTCATTGCTATTGATTTAAGAGTTTATAAGTCTGTTGCTTACGTCGGATGCGGTAATTAATTTTAATTCCAGCAGGTGAATAAGCATTCGCGCGCGGGCCTGTGCTTCTGTCTCGCTCCACACAATACCCTGTGCCTTACCGTCTATATGCCATGTATGCCCCCATTCTATTTCAATCTGGTTATAAAATGATGAGCCTATATAGAAATAGACTTGCAGCATTTCTCCCAGTTCAGCAACGGTGAAAGCTGAATATCTTTTATAGCGCCACTCGGTTCCCTGAAACAACGTCCAGCTTGAAGGAGGAAGGAAGTCAAATTCATCATTGCATCCCCAGCTAAAAACCCCTTCCTGTACTACTCCTAACTGCGCAAGCTTTTTCGCCTGCTCCAAAGTGCAGACCTGTTTAATCAGTTCCATGTTGTGTTTTTTGAATGTTATCCCACTTTTCCGCTTTCTCTTTCCACTCTTGAATTTGAGCGGGTGATGGTTTGTTAAGAGGTTCTTTGTTTTTACGGTATCGCTTTGCAGTATAGATACCGTATTCAATTAGCCTTTTTCTGACTGTAGTAACTGAACAACCATGCTTTCTGGCGAGCTTTTGATTTGGTAATCCGGCATTATAGTCTGCTATTAAAGATTCGCGGTTGATGTACATGGGTTAGGGGGTTAATCTTCGTCTAAAAAGTCCTCAAGTGAGGGATTCCAGTTTGCTATCTTCCCATCTTCATCGATCGTCATTTCTATGTAATCGCCCCAGCTGCCGGGTATCAGTTTATTCGGCACATATTCACGTTCGCGCTTCAATACAATATTACCTTCAGCATCTTTTAGATAATAGCTTCCGGCGTCACATACTTTGAAATGGATATCAGCTTTTATGCCTTTAGTCCAGTTAAGTATAATCCCGGAATCAATATCAATTTCAGGACACCACAAATTGACATCACGACAAGGCGTTAAAGTTCCTTCCTCATCAGCTACGCCGTTAATGATGGCATCTTCCCAATATCTTACATCTGCCTTTACAAGAACTGTTTTTACATCTACTTCTTTTTCGATTTTCAATAATGCTTTCATATTGTTGTTTTTTATTGTAGTATACAAGGCTTTGGCAGGTGATAGAGGATGATTACTTCTTTTTTGTGCAAGTATGTTTTTGTGCTTGCAAATGTTTTATCCCTGCTGCTTCGTCTTCACAAGCTTTACAATGAGAGTTTGCGCCACGGTATTCCATTTCAAGATCAGGATTTATTTCACCGGGTTCTAATCCACATGTGTGATGTAATGCGATTCTACTTTTAATGCCTCTTGCTTGTGCCGAACAAGCCGGACAATGGGCTTTTCTGTTCATGCTATTGCTTTTAATATTTTAAATCAGGTTTACCGGTTCAATAGTTTATCTTATCTGACCAACATATTATTTGGCCGGTGAAAATTGGAAGGCTTAATATGAACTTTGTCCCATCAGGACAAAACC